GCAGGGCGACAGCGCCGAGCTGAAGGCGTTTTTCAATACCTACCTCGGCGAAGTCTTCCGCGAAGAAGGCGACAGCATCGAAAACGTGTCGCTGCTCTCCCGGCTGGAAATCTACCCGGCCGCGCTGCCGGTCGGCCTGCGCACCGGCGGCGTCGACGTGCAGAAAGACCGCCTCGAGCTGACCGTGGTCGATTGGGGCAAAGGCGAGGAAGGCTGGGTGCGCGACCACGTCATCCTGCCCGGCGACACCGCGCAGCCGCAGGTCTGGGAAGAACTCGCCGAAACGCTGGCCGACCTGGAAGTCAAGATCGCCGCCATCGACTCCGGCTACAACGCCAGCCAGGTCTATGCCTTCGTCGCCAAACGCCGCTGGTGCTTCGCTACAAAGGGTGTCACCGGCATGGGCCGGCCGCTGGTCGAGGACGAAAAGAAACGCCGCCAACGCCTGCGCGTCAAGCGCAAACGCGGCGTGCCGGTAGAGCCGGTCGGCGTCGACGGCGGCAAGGCGCTGATTTACGCGCGCCTCAAGCAGATGGAACCCGGCCCCGGCTACGTCCATTTCCCGCAGGCACCGGCATTCGACGACGAATACTTCGCCCAGCTCGCCGCCGAAAAACTGGTCACCCGCTTCAAGGGCCACCGGCCAATCCAGGAATGGGTGCAGACCCGCGCCCGCAACGAGGCGCTGGATTGCCTGATCCTGGCGCTGGTGGCGCTGCGACTCTCTGGAGCCACGCTAAAGGATGCCTCTGTCGCGGTCGACGCCGAAAAAGTACAGAAAACCGAACCCATCCCGCCGCCGCGCCGCATCAAGCAGGCCGGCGGATTTTCCGTCAAACGTTGGTAGGAGCCACCGATGTCCGAATTCATGATCCGCAACCTCGCCACCGCATGCGCCGAAGAAATCGGCCCGCACGTCGACCACGCCGTCTCCGAAGTCGTCCGGCAGCGCCTTCCGGCCACCATCGAAAGGATTCTGCGCCGCGACTACGCCGGCGAGACCCTGCGCCTCTATGTCCCGAAAAAACCCGTCAGTGCCCGCCGCGACCGAGATTCCGCCATCCGGCAGCAATACACCGGACACAACGTCAAGGCACTGGCAACGCAGTTTGGCCTGAGCCAGTCGATGATCTTCAAAATCGTGAGCGGAAAGAAATGAGTTTTAACGCGAAATTAGGCATGGAGGCGAGATGACAACCTATTGGCATGGAGGACGCCCTGGGATTCAGCGAGGTGCGTACCTGCTGCCGCCGAACTTTACGAAAGCGCCATCGCTCTCGGAATACGGGGCGGCTGGAGTGCATCGGCGTGACCGGGTGTATGTGACCACGAGCCAAGCAGCGGCGCTGCTGTACGCGGCGGGGGTAAAGCGCGGCGTGATTTACGAGTGCGAGCCGTTTGGCGAACTGGAGCCGGACCCTGACTGCTCTATGCCGGGGCTTTCGTGGCAATGCGAAAAGGCCCGCGTGATTCGGTGCATCAAGCCAAAGGCGCGGGATATTGAAATGGCGCTTGCGTTGATGCTGCACGATGCCTAACGCCGAAGTAACCGGACTGCCGCGTGATGGAGGTTGAGATGAACAAAAGCGCCGATCCGGCAGGTCCGGTTGACTGCCGTGTTAGCCGGCATACCGTGGTGAGCTACGGTGCCGGCACGAACAGCACCGCGATGGTATGCGAGATGGTAAGGCGCAACGAGCCGATAGCGGCGGTGGTATTTGCCGACACCGGCGGCGAGCGCCCGGAAACCTACGCGCATGTGTTGGAGTTCAGCGAGTGGCTCACGGCGCGCGGATACCCGGCGATTACTACGGTGCGACAGACGACAAAGGTTGGCGACGTGCCCGTGACGACGCTCGAAGCGGAGTGCCTTCAAGCGCGCCGACTGCCGGGGATTGCCTACGGCTTTGGATCGTGCAGCGAGAAATGGAAGCAGCGCCCATTCCGCGCATGGCTGAAGCGCACCGGCTGGACCGACGTGACGGTGTGCATTGGCTTCGACGCAGACGAGCCGCATAGAGCGGAGCGCGGCGACGAACACGACAGCGGCTATGCGAAGCGCTACCCGTTGATTGAGTTGGACATGGGGCGCGACGAGTGCATTGCCGCGATTGATGCGGCCGGCTTGAAGCGCCCAGGAAAGAGCGCCTGTTTCTTTTGCCCGAGCAGCAAGGCGCACGAGATTCTGGCGCTGCCGAAGGCGTTGCAGGATCGCGCTCTGGCGATGGAAGAGAACGCGGATTTGACCGCGATTAAGGGGCTTGGACGTGGCTTCGCATGGCGCGACTTGATTCGAGCCGACGCGGCACAGTGCAAGTTCGATTTTGAGCAGCGCATGGAAACCCCGTGCGGCTGTTTTGACGGCTAACGTGCTAGTTCAGGGGCGCGAGACGCGCAGCGGCGGATTGCGGATCGCCTAAAAGACGCTGCAGGGCAGATCGTGGGCGCGGCCCCGCTGTAATCTTCCCCCTGAACATTACAGCCATCCGCGGCGACGATGCTGGGTATGGCTGCCACGATCCCCTCTGACGAACCCGCGCGCCTGCGTGCCGGCGATACCTGGAAATGGACGCGCACGCTGGGTGATTACCCGGCCGGCACGTGGACGCTGAAGTACCGCTTCAAGAACGCCGCCGGCGGCTTCGAGATCACCGCCACGGCTGACGGCACCGACCACGCCGTCACCGTCGCCGCTGCCACCACGGGCGCCTATGCCGCCGGTTCCTACCAGTGGATCGCCTGGGTCGAATCCGGTGCCGAGAAATACACCGTCGACGAAGGAACGCTCGAGGTCGAACCGGATTATCGCAGCGGCACCGCCACGGCGGCGCTCGATGACCGCAGCCACGCGCGCAAGACGCTGGCCGCGCTGCAAGCGTGGATCGAAGGCCGCGACCCGGCCGTCGCCGAGTACGAAATCGCCGGACGGCGCATGAAATACATCTCGGTGAAAGACCTGCTGATGCTGCTCGACCGCTACCGCTCCGAAGTCGCCCGCGAGGACGATGCCGCGCGCCTGGCCTCCGGCCTGCCCGGCAAGAACAAGCTGTACGTCCGTTTCACCGGCAACTAAGGACACTGCATGGCCAAATGGCTCGACACCATCGCATCCCGCCTCGGCTATGCGCCGCGCCGCGGTCGCCGTGACTTCGCCGCCGCGCGCTTCGACCGCCTGACCGGCGGCTGGAACAGCACCAACGCATCTGCCAACGCCGACCTATTCCGCGCGCTCGACACCCTGCGCGCCCGCTCGCGCGACCTCTGCAACAACAACGACTACGCCAAGCGCTTCGTCGGCATGGTCGCCGCCAATGTCGTCGGCGGCACTGGCTTCACGCTGCAGGCGCGCGTCTATGACAAGCCCGGCGTGCCTGATTCAGGAGCCAACGACGCGATCGAACAGGCATGGGCGCGCTGGTGCAAGCGCGGCACCTGCGACGTGACCGGCCGCCTGTCCTTCCGCGACCTGCAGATACTCATCGCCAAGGCCGTCGCCCGCGACGGCGAATGCCTGGTCCGCCGCGTGCGAGGCAAGAGCGCCGGCAACGCTTTCGGCTACGCGCTGCAGGTCATCGACATCGACCGCCTGGACACCCGGCTGATCCAGCCGGCCGAAGGCAACAAGAACGAAATTCGCATGGGCGTCGAGGTCGACGCCTTCGGCAAATCCGTTGCCTACTGGCTGCGCGGATACCACCCTGGCGATACCTACGGGATTGCCGCCGGCGCCGTGCAGGCCGCGCACCAGCGCGTCCCGGCCGGAGAAATCCTGCACATCTACCAGGCCGACAGGCCCGAGCAACTGCGCGGCCTGCCGTGGATGCACGCCGCCATGACGCGGCTCAACAACCTCGGCGGCTACGAAGAAGCCGCGGTCATCGCGTGCCGTGTTGGCGCCGCCAAGATGGGCTTTTTCACCAGCCCGGACGGCCAGCCGCCAATGGACGGTGAAGATGCCCAGGGCGTGCCCTACCTGGAAGCCGACGCTGGCAGCTTCGGCGTGCTGCCGGCCGGTGTCGATTTCAAGCCGTTCGACCCGGACTACCCGAGCGCCATGTACGCCGATTTCGTCAAGGCTTGCCTGCGCGGCATTGCCTCCGGCCTAGGCGTTGCCTACCACGCGCTAGCCAACGACCTCGAAGGCGTCAATTTCAGCAGCATCCGCAGTGGCACGCTGGAAGAGCGCGACCAGTGGATCAGCCTCCAGGAATGGTTCAAGGATGCCTTCATGGAGCCGGTGTTTGACGACTGGCTGGCCTCCGCGCTCGCCTTCGGCCAGGTCACGCTGGCCAACGGCTCTCCGCTTCCGGCAAGCAAGGCCGAGAAGTTCACCGGACATGTCTTCCAGGGCCGCCGCTGGTCGTGGGTAGATCCGCTCAAAGACATGAACGCCAAAATCATCGCCATTCAGAACGGCCTGCAGTCGCCCCAGTCTGTTGCCGCCGAGCTGGGCGTCGACTACGAGGACGTGCTGGTGCAGATCAGGCAGGCGCAAGACCTCGCCGGAAAGCTCGGCGTCACCATCGGCGCGCCGGCGCCGGTCAAGGACAGCCCGGAAGAAGAATCAGCGGAAACCAAGGCACTCGCCGCCGTCACCGGCGAAGTGCGCTCGCTGCGCGAACGTATCGACGCGCCGCCGCCAGACACTGGCCTGCGCGACCTGCTAGCCGCCATCGCCAACGGCCAGGAACAGACAGCGCAAATGTTCGCCGCCGTAATGGCGCGCCAACCGGAGCCGACCAAGGTCGACGTCCACAACCACATCGCCGCGCCAGACCCGACTCCGGTCGAAATCCGCAACGAAATCCACGAGCGCGAACAGGCCGCGCCGATCGTCAATGTCGAGGTCGAGGCCGTCATGCCGGCGCAGGAAGCCCCGCAGGTCGAGGTGCACGTCGAGGCCGTCATGCCCGACGAAATCCGCACCGCCATCGTCAGCCAGCCCGAGCGCGTGACAACTACAGAAATCACCCGAGACACCATGGGCAACATCAAGACCAGCAAACAGACGGAGAAGGACGCATGAACGAAGTTCGCCGCCTCCGCATCAAGTGCGAGATCGAGCAGCTAGCCGCCGCGCGCGAGCGCATCGCCAAGATTCGCGACGATGAAGAGCGCGTCGTCAAGGGGCTGTCGCCGCACGGCGACGGGGCGGCTGAGGTAGTCGACGCACTTTCCGAAGTCGGCGCGGTCCTTCTGGTCGCTATTGGAAAACTGGACAAGGCACGCAAATGAACCGGATCACGCTCAAGCAGTTGCTGGAGATCATGCCAGCGGCCAACGCGGCGCAGGCTGCGCAGTTTTTGTCACACATCAATGCCGCGATGGAAGAATTCGCGATAAACACGCCGGCGCGGCAAGCCGCATTCCTGGCGCAGATCGGGCACGAATCCGGATCGCTGCGATACACGCGCGAGATCGCCGACGGCAGCGCCTATGACGACCGCGCATCGCTCGGCAACAACCGACCGGAAGCGATCGCGCTGGCGAAGGCGGCCGGAACGACCACGGGCCGTTACTACAAGGGCCGCGGCCTGATCCAGATCACCGGCTACAACAACTACCGCGCGTGCAGCCGGGACATGCTGCACGACGCGGACGAACTATGCAAGCATCCGGAAATGCTCGAGATGCTGCCGCTTTCGGTCCGATCCGCTGCGTGGTATTGGGATTCCCGCGACCTCAACGAACTGGCCGACGCCGGGAAGTTTGACCTGATAACCAAGGCGATCAACGGCGGGTTAAACGGTCTCATAGACCGCCGGGCGTACCACGCCAGGGCGCAGAAGGCGCTTGCCAGCAACGAGGATGCCGCCGGGCCCGTCCCTTTTCCGAACAAGAAACCCAACCTGTTTCAGAGGATCGCCCAATGGTTCCGTTCGTAGCCGCAGCACTCCCGGCGCTGGTCCAGGCCGCGCCATCGCTTATTCGCATCTTCGGCGAGAGCGCGCAGGCCGAGAAAAACGCCAAGGCCGCCGAAGTGGCAGTCGAGATCGCTAAAGCCGTCACCGAGCAGAAGACGGCGGAGGGAGCCGTCACTGCGCTGCAGGCCGATCCGGAACTGGCGTCGACCTACGCCAAAGCGGTTTCAGCGCACTGGTACGAACTCGCCGGAGAAGCCGGCGGCGGCGGAATTGCAGGCGCGCGCCAGGCAGACCAGGCGGCAATGCAGCAGGGCAAGCCGTGGATGTCCCCGGCATTGTGGGTCGCCGTCCTGATCCTCCCGCTGGTGTATATGGTTGTCGCCGCCGTCATGTTCGGCGAGGGGTGGACGAACGACATCCGCGCGATGGTCGTTTCCTCGATCATCAGCCTCGTGCTCGGGTCGATCACCGGCTTTTTCCTGGGCACGTCCTATGGAAGCCAGCAGAAAACCGCGATGCTGGCAGACAGGCGGTAGACGATGACGCTCGATCGCCGCGCGGCGCTGGTGCAACTGGCATCGATGCTCAAGTCGGCGCACGTTCAGTTGGCGCACATCTATCGCGCCGAACAGGAACAAACCGAAGCGCAGGCGGTCGCCATCGAAGCGGGCGACCCCGGAGACATATTCATCCGCCGGCCGATCTATGAATTGGCCGGCGCGCTGCAGCTCTTGCATGGGTGCGTTGAAAACATGGAAAGCGCCATCGAATACGGGATGCCGAAATGAGCAATAGCTTTCTCTTCAATGGCGACGTGGTCCTGCATCTGCTGCTGGTGGTATCCGGAATCATCGGCTGCTTTCTCGCCGTA